AAGTGGTCAGCGCGCCAGTGACCGCGCCAATCCCGCCATAGCGCACATCAGCGCTGCTCGTCTGCGTCACCCAAAGCCGATTGCGCACCTGGCTGATGGTCTGCAGCGTCGTCAGCGTCGGCCCGGTAAAGCCGGTCGCGCCGAACGTCGTGCCGTCATAGCGCCATGGGGTATCGGCCGCGTTGACGCCGAAGATGAAGCCGTTGAAGTTGGCGGTCTGCCAGCGATTGACGGTGTATCCGGAGCCAAGCGACGACGGCACGCCGGTCACGTCGTAGACATGCCCGTCCGATGCGCCGGCCAAGAGCTTCTGGCTCGCCGCGCCCTTGAACAGCATGAGGCTGGGAACGCTGGTCGCGCCGCTGATGAGCTGGTGAATGGCGTGGCCCGGCCGCACCTTGCAGGCACCCTCGTCCGGCAGCCAGTTCTCCAGCACGCGTGCTTCGGTCGGCTTGAGGAGCGTGTAGTTTTCGCGCGTGTTGAGGCCAAGCAGCGGCGCTGGTATCGGAAACGGCTCGGCGGTACCGGCAGCCTCCTGTGTGAGCGCGCGCGAGACCATCAGAGATTCCACCCTCCGTCAGGTACATTCGTCTGCGGCTCGTAGCCGGGGATGCGGCCGACATCGATGATCGGGTGCGGCGTGTCGTCGGCGAGCAGATCGGAGATCGCGGCGAGATATTCGGCTTTCTCCTCGCCATAGGGCAGCCCCTGGCGCGCCAGATAGCGGTAGCGCACCCCCAGCGTCATCAGGTTGTCGTCGAGCCTGGAGACATCGCTGTCGGCAGCCCAATCGTTCAACCCCGCGCCGGCCGCCGTCTCGCAGAACTGCTTGGTGTAATAATTGAACGCCATGGTCACGGCGGACGAGGGCGTCGGCGAGAGGTTGATCTGGTCGTTCGAGACGTTGAAATACCAGCGCACGCCGCTGACATAGATGCCGGATTTGAGCATCTGGAAGCCGATATTGCTGACCTTCACCAGAGGCCGCGCGCCGTCGCGGTCCCAGATGGTGAGGTCGGCAAAGCGGCGGATGTCGGTCGGGAAGTCATAGTCGGCGACAGCATTGACCGTGGCGAAAGTGTATTCCCGCTTCAGCGCCTGCCATTTATACCCACGCTCCAGCGCCCGACCGATATCCGAGGCGCAGCTTTTCAGCAGTACCGCGTCGGGATTGGTGGTGTTGGTCGCGATGGTCGAGGGCGTGTCCGTGGACTGCACGCCCTTGATCGCGTCCTGGCAGATACCGAGGAGCGTATTAACCATTCCGATGCTCCTCTTTCCAGACTGCGTTATTCCGAATTTTCTTTATCGTTGCGGGCGCAACTCCGAACGCCCTCCAATCACTCGGAGACATCCTTTAAACGGCTGCTTGAGCACCGATGTCGCCGCGCGGCGGGCGACCTGGGCCGCGCCGTGGCGGCATGACCGGGCCCTCGCCTTCATCAGCAGCGAGAGCGGCAGCGCTGAACTCAACTCCCAGCCGACGCAGCTTGCCGCGCGCCTTGTCGCGGAACTTCGGCACCAGGCCGGCCATGCGAACGAACTTGCTGCGCTCCAGCGCGGCCTTCAATTCACCAAGCTCCCCGTCAGACAGGGCCGCCAATGCGTTCACCGTGCGCACGCCGCGGCAGATCAGCATGTTGATGGCCTCGGGATAGACCTCATCGGCGATCAGCACCACGGGCAGGTCGCGGCCTTCCTTGACCAGATATTGCTCATATTCGGCGATCGATGAGGCGAAGCGCTGCTTGAGACCGGGGATGTGATTGCCGTCCGCCTTCTTCTCGGTCATGTAGCGGTCGGCGCGTAGCTCGCTGACGGCCTTGTCGGCATGCCACTTCTTCTGCTTGGTGTCGAAGCCTTGATGCATGACGGCCGGCGCACTGCTCATGACCTCGCCGTAGTCGTCATAGACCTCGATCTCGACGATGCGGCACTGCACCTTCGCCTTATTCTTGGGGTTTGGGTCGCGCAGATCGTCGCTCAGCCGCCAAGGCGTGCGGTCGAGGATCTTAACCTCGCCGTAGGTGGCGGGGTGAGGAACAACGAGGGTTTCCTCGAAGACGGGGGAAGTTGATTGGTCCATGGGGGCCTCGTTCTGACTGTGGGATGGGCGCGCCGGCCGCCGCCGGCAACGCCTCGCTTATGCTGATGCTAGGGAGTGGGGACCGGTGCCGGAACGGGAGCTCCAGTATCCGCCGGAGTGCCCTGCACGATTTAACCGTTGCCGTTGGCTGCTGGACGATTGATTTGCACCACCGCAAATCCTGCCGATGGTGTGCCATCGGCAGTTTTGATGCGCGCGCCATCAACCTTATCGGTAGAAACCACGGCATCATCGATCAATCCAGCCGTGGCCGTCAAATAAACAGCGCCTGCTGCCGCGACGGTTCCGGACGTGACAACGGCCGCTCCTGCGATCTGATACCAACCAAACTGATTGGCGACATTTGCCCACATGGCAACGGCTGCCGGCCCACGTGAGCCGGCAACAGTGCGGACGGTTGTATTGGCGAATTGGTCGTAGATGACCAGATTCCCAATAGCGGTAGCCGCAAGGCCCTTCAGATAAATAAACTCCCCGGCGCCATAAGTATCGTCAACGGCCTGCTGAATTTCGCCGATGAAGTGCTTCTGCGTTGGAGAGGTTTCCGCAATCGCCTGAGCGCCCAGCCGAGGGGTAATGAACTTGAAAGCCATGTGATTTCTCCGTCCTTTGGAGATCCTGCGCTAATCTTACTTTTTCGGGCGCCTACTCACGTCGATTGGCTTCGTGAGGGTATCGTGCACCGACCAGCCTGCTTGCAAGCGATTATGTATATGCGATCGTTAGGCCACCATGACAAAATGCCTCTTTCTCGATTTCACCGTGAGGTTGCCGGCGAACAGCACCGGGAACAGATAGGCGTCCTGGTTGATGCTGTCTTTGCGGTCGCCGACGATGAAGTTCCGCTTCTTGTACGGCCTGAACTTGACGTATTTGGTGTTGATGCCGTACATCCGCGTAGCCGAGCAGTTCGGGTCATGGATGACCTTGGCGCCCTTGTATTCCCACGCCTTGAAGCCAGCGATGACCTTGCTGGTTTCGTTGATGAAGCGCTGGTTCGTCTGAATCGCGGACTCGAAGTAGCCGAAATAGGTGTCGCCAGCAAAAATCACGTCAACCATGTCGTTGCCGCGATTGGTGTTGAGGAACCCGAGCTGGATGCCGGCCAGGATCGTCGTGGAGCCAGGGACTAGCGAATTGACGCTGAAATCCATGACGTAGTTGCGCCAGAAGGCGTTGTTCGCCAGCGACGCATCGATGCCGCCAACGGTCGGCGCGGAGGCGTTGTCCGAGACCAGATGCTGGAAGCCGCCGATGGCCTTGCCGAGATTTTCGGTATTGGAATTGAAAAAGGCGATGCCAACCGCGTTCTTCACGGTCGCCATGCCGGCATCCATTTTGGCCTCGATGAGGTCGATCATCTGGCTTTCGCCAGCGTTCTGGATCTCCTCCAGGCCGTCCTGCGTGATGTTCGCGTAGAACTGCTTGTGCGCGAACGCCGCCGTCGTCAGAACGTCGGAAACTTCCACGTCCTGCAGATCGGAGCCGGTATACCAGCCAGCCGCCGCGACCTCGTTATAGAGCACCTGTTCGGTGATCTCGACGCCGCCATCATAGGGGTCGATATTGCCGCGCTCGCTGAGAATGGCGAGAAGCGGCAGGTTGCGGGTCACATCGTCGGAGGCAGAATCGCGATAGTTGGCGACCGCCGCCGAGAAGGCCTGCGTGTAGGTCGTGTTGGGTGCAGCCATAGATTTTTATCCACGGTAATGCTCGCGCACCGCCCGCGTTGCCGCATCCCTGATCGAGGTTCTCCCCGGCATGACTCCTGGAGCATTGGCGCCTGGCGATGGCCGGGCTGTCGAGGCCCGCTTCGCCCGGTCAACCGCCGCAGCATTCTCGCTCGCTTTGCGCGCGGCATCTGCTGTGGCCCGCTCCTGCGCTATGCGGCTCTCGACGCTGCCATCGATCATCTGCTGGCGCAATTCCGGGGTCATGTAGACCGCCATCTCGTAGGCC